GCTTGTTCTTACCCCAAAACCAAAATTCGTTACCGATTTCACCTGGCCGTGTGTGAATATCACGGTAAGTTAAATGTAACCCATTCGGTAACGCAATACGGTGTCCGTCCGTGTACAACATACCATCTTTGCAAAACTCAATTTGGACGTTAGATACCATTGCACCTAATGCACTTTTACATTGTTTCCAACCACGCACGATATTACTCGCAGCAGCTCGGTACGCATTAACAAACCCTTGTAGTTCTTTATCGGTAAATTCTTCGGATCGCTTACCCATTACCACTTTAAGTCCGTTTACACCTGCTCCGTACCCTAGCCCTAATTGTTGCGACTTACCAACGAACCGTTGCGATTTATTGACTTCTTCGTAGGGTATACCGTATGTACTTGCTGCGGTTACTTTGTAAATATCTTTACCTTGAACGAGCGTATCAAGTACCCACTGCTCTCCCCATTCCCACGCATTTGCACGTAGTTCTACTTGGCTTAGATCGTACACCACTAGCTTTTTGCCTTTCGGTGCTTTCAACGCATCACGTAACCCCATAACGTGTAGTAGTTCTTCGTCATTATCTACCACACCTGCTCTCGCTAAACGTACTTTGTTATCTTCTAGCACTTCCACCACAACATCGGCTTTATCTGCGTAGAAAACTTTAGTACCAGAAGGCGTATCCTTATCGACTAACTGGTTACGGTTAAAGTTTTGTAGGTTTACACCGTCAGAACCACCCCACCGCCCTGTGTGAGCTGCGTAGTATTCAAGTGGAATAGGAAGTAACCCACGATCTGACATCTCTAGCAACGACTTCACACGAGTTACTGCTTGAGAAGATTTATTGCCTATACGAGCTTCGACTAGCTCAACCACGTTTTGATCTTCGTGTTCAAGTAACTTCAAAAACTGCAAGTCTTTCTTCGCAAACGCATACTTCGTTTCGCCTTTAGCGTTTGTCTTTGTAGGCGGTTCAACACCTAACTCTCGTAGCATATCTGCGAACTTAGCATCAGATCGTAGATCTTCTACCGTAGCTCCTACTTTATCGAGCAAGGCTTGGCGTTTACCGTTCACAGTTTTTTCAACTTCAAGTAATACAGGGTGATGCAATTCAATAACAGGATAAGTGAACATCTCTATCGTTAAGGTCATTACATCAATTTCTATTTCTGGGAACTTACGTTCGTTCATAAACCATTTATATGCCGACCACGTTAAGTCTACGTCAGTTTTAGCGTATTCAGCATAAGTGTCGTATTCTTCGTCCGAGAAGTCCATCAAATGCTTACCGTCAGCGTCGTGAACTTCAGTACCCTTATCAACAGAATGGTAGAAATCATCTTCGTGTTTTAACGTTCCGCACCACGCTTCGCCATTATCATATTGGATCATACCCCAACTGTATTTTTCACGTAGTTGTTTCGTTACATTATCAAGTGAGTGTCCATCCCATAGCTGACACGCTCTACTCATCAACATCGTATCTGCGATTTGTTTAGGGTAAACGTTATATACCCAACCCATTATCGCCATATCGAAACGTCCATTGTGAGCAACCACTCGTACATTATACCAACCGTATGCCACTTCGATATGTTTAATCCAATCTTCTATTTCGTGCGGTGCAAGCCATTCTGTTGCTCTATCTTCGACCTTTGTCGCAAGTCCAATTATTTCAAACTTATCACTGCGAATGTATTTTTCGTAAGTCATTCCTTTAGCTGCCAAAGAATACTTATCTTTCTTGGAATAGTACGTTTCAAAGTCAAGCGTGATTGTCGTCAGCTCTTTCATTCTCCAACTCCAATTTTGCTAAGATACTTTCTACCAATAACTTCTTCGCACGAAAGTCTTGATTGATTAGGATAGCTTCAGTTGGTGCGTACCCTAAAACTGCTTCAAACCATTTATTGTTAAGCTCTTGCGCTTTCTTTAGCTCAAGCTCAAGTTCTTCGTTTTGTAGAGTTCTTTCTAAAAGATCGGACAATATTTCCGTCTTATCTTTCTCTGCGGCTAGCGTATCTTGCAAGGCAACACGCAATTCTTTCTGTAACTCATAAACCTTTCTGTTTAAATAGAAAGGGTTTAACTTATTTAGCCACTTCATCTATATCTCCTATATGATATGGATTAATGCACCCTTCATATCCACAACCGCACTTTAAATCTACGTCTTGGTAGTTACCGCCATACACTGCTGATACAAATAGAGCATTTGCTTTGCGTCCTGTATTAAACATCCGTGTAATCGGTGTTGCACCTTGAAACTCACCCACCCACACTAAGTGGTCGTTATGTACTTCGCACTCGTCCAATAGGTTAAAGTAAAGTTCTTCGTCAGCGATCTTGTAATCTTTGTTATCTTGTATGAACGCTAGGGCAAACGGTGATATGCGATACTCGTTCATAATCGCACCGTCAGAACGGTCATCATTACGGATAGCATCTACGTCTCTTAGTTGTTTAAGCTGATAAGCAAAATACGGATACATTGCCGTGTTCATTTTCAACATATTGCGTATCGCAGCGTGTGAATAATTTACTTTCGATACCATAGCATCAGCGGTCATTGTTACTGCCAGCGTAAACACTTCCTTGTTCATTCTCATATCAGCTTTAGGTGAACCACGTCTTACTCGACGCTCTTTGTTCACCATAGTGCCTAGCTCAATATGTTCTCGATTAACACAGCGTGGATTTCCACAACTTGTCTTTAATCGAGTGCGTTCCGTGATGTCCTCAAATTTTTTTCTCGCAAACAGAAAACGAACGCTTACGTTGCGATATGTGCCGTCAGATCTACGCTTACTAATAACTGGTGTATTGCCAGACATAGCTCCTTTCCACACCAAACAATCACCCTCTACTGTCAAGCCTTCTTTAACTCGTTCAGAAAGTGTTTTTACCTTTCTCTCTGCCACTTCTTTCCCCTTGCAACTCCATAAACTGCGAAAGCACGGTAACGATATAGTCATTCATTGTTATACCGTTGCGACGTGCTTCTCGTTTTATCTTCGCCCGAAGTTGAGTAGGCAAAGATACCATAAACTTACATTCCATAATACTTGCACTACGTTATTAATTCATAATGCAAGTATATTCTTTTTTAATTTCCCGTGCAACTAATAATCCAAACGGCTTTCTTGTCGTGCTTCCCACGCCTCGATTTTAGCTTCTCCGATCATATCATCGTAGGCTTCTTCCGCACGCTTGACTAAATCAACCCTTAGTTTGTCAAAATCAAAGTAATCGTTTAAGTTGATAGGGTGTTTTGTAGCTGTTGCCTCACTGTCAATAAATAGCTCAACACTATTTACCCATTCATCAACTTTATTCTCCACCCAGTTTTCACGTTCAGACGGTGAAGGTGGCTCTAGTCTATAATCCATATTCATTCACTTTCTCCTTTAGTGATACAAATACCACACTAATAACATTCCCAACGTAGCTAACACTACGCCTGCCCCAATAACTAATCTCAACATTAGGTCAGCTATCTCGTCAAATATATTCTGCCTTTGTTGTTCTTTCGTGATACAACTTAACTTCGCCATCTTTTTTCTTAATCTCCACGCACACATTTATACACGCAGGTACATTGTCAAACGCACCCATTAACACACTACTTTTAAAGCCATCCATTGTCGCAGTATGCACACCCCATTTCACAAAGCCTTCAGGTGTAGCGAAAGGATTAAACTTCTCATAAGTAAACCCAATACGATCAATCTTGCCTTGTTTAATTAGACGGTCTCTGAAAGCCATCAACTCGCCCTTCTCCATCTTTCTGCCACTCGTCTCGAACCAATATGTAACTTCTCTAGGTTCAGCTAATTCGTTACGGTATTGTTGTTGCGATAAAAACCACTTCACATACTCGCTCAACCGATCCGTTCTGAAATGCACCACCGTTAGATCAGGATTGTCTTGCTCATACTGCGTAAGCACATTGCCTAACACGTTATACGCCCAAAGCGGTGCAAGTGCTGCGTCAAGTGGGATGCCTTCCATACCACGTTTATCAATATTGTAAGGACAAGCCACCCAATACATTGTCAAGGCGTGAAGACTATTCACCGTTCCCCAAAGCTCAAGTAAATGATCTACCACACAATCATTCATTTTAGGCAAAAGCACTTCCGTACCTAACTGCAAGTTTGTTTCTTTATCTAGATAGACTTCACCGTCTTGTCTACGGCAAACAATACCCATCTGAATGTTCCACGCCCAACGCTCCTGTTTGAGTGCGTACTCTTGTGCTTTCGTGATTGGCACAATCTTATTTAGTCTACGGTTGAACACCACCGTGCGTGGTATCATCTCGCTACGCTGTTGCCCCTTCAACTCTACCGTGTCTACCACGTTACACACCATCAGATCTTGCAAGTCGTGGGTAGCAAGCGACTTCACTCGTTTAGCTTGGTTATGCTTAACTACCTTGCCATTTTTACGTCTGTTCTTGCTACTTGCCATTTTTAAGCTATGCTCCAATCATAGTCATTCTTTGCTAACGAACTTAACAAATAGACATTTGAACTATATACGACAGCATCTTGCAATACATAATCGCTACCGTCTTTGGTTTTTGCGATGACTTTGTAGAAGGTATGGAATAAACCCGCCGATGTAGCCTTCACTGTCAAGTTTTCATTTAAGGCTTTCTCCATCAACTCTGGAATAGTTAATTTAGGTTCTTCCCACATCCCGATTATGTCATCACTGCTATTGTCAAAATCCACAGAATAATCACCGTCTAACGTCCAAGATATACTAGGGTCGTCAATAAATCCTTCTTTATTTAATGTAATACCTTTTAGCTTATAGATCACTTCTCCTTCGATAGGTAATTTATATTGGTCTGGTATTCTATAAAATACCAGCCCTTTTCTTCCGTCTCTTAGTAATACAGGTTCACCTTGTAATGCTTTTTCTAAATCAAATGGTTTCATCGGTTTTTCCTCTTGTTCGTATGTATTTTCTTCTACCATATTAGTAGCGGTATAATCATTTAGAATATTTGAGTTTCCATATTTATCCCAAGACGCTAATGTTTTATAAATAAAACCTTTATCATCTAAAATATATCCAACATAAGGATAATCTGGTACATAACCCGATGACATAATATGATCTTCAACACCATATTTGATTACACCTCTATAACCATTTTGCAAATAAAACGCTTTACCATTTAGTGCTTTTTCTAAATTAAATTTACACATCTTATATTCAGGTAGCAATCGTGCAGTGTTAGCCTTCAAATATTGCAACATTTTATTTAAGTTAGTATGCGATTTGTTTTTATCGTCTACCCATTTGTCATTTTTCGGATAATAATTAACCGCACCATTCTTGCATTTAATGTAAAATTGAACACCATTATTTTTTAATTCAATTTTATAACCTAATTCTTCAACTTTTTCTTTAACAGTTTCAAAACTAATCATTTGTTACTCCTCAATAATTTCAGCCGTTATCTTGTCAATTTGGTTCACAAAGTATTTTAATAAGCCGTATATATCAAACTCTTTCATATCTTTTACTTTCGCAAACAACTCAGGTGCTAACCAATCTTTTGCGATAGATTTTATATCGCCTGTTGATACACCGTTAGGCATTGTATATAAAAATACTGCCTTACTATCTTTGGCACAAATACCTTTCTCTTGCAGCAACTTTGAACATAACTCGGTTACTTTTATGCTCAATGCACCATTAACTAATGTTTCACCTAATAGTATACAAACTTGCTCAAGTCCTTCTTCCTGTGAATCAACTGTTTTAGTTACTACTTCCATCTTTTTGCTCCTTCATCTGTTTCATTAAAAATTTAGTCATTTGCGATACTTCTGCTGCATCAACTTTCAGCTCCATATCTTCCACGTGTGCAAGTAAACTACGCAAACAAGCCTTCACTTGCTCAAAACTTCCTTGTTCACCGTCCTGTAAATAAACGTTATACGCCTCACATAATTTAATACGCTTGTCCTGTATTCTTTTACCCACACTCACGCCATCAACTGTTACCCACTCAAAGCATACAATGAAAGGGAAATAATACATGTGTGGTACTGTGTATTTATTCTGCATAAGGAAATAAATTGCCTTTAACTGCTCAATAACTTTTCTGTTTAGCTCAATTTTCATAAAAAATTCTCCCATTCTCCCGCTAAAACTTTTTGTGCTATATGGTATGCCTTGATTACATCCGTTGCTTTTATTGGGTATGATAGCAAGGCGATTTTAATCAGGCGTTCTTTACTAGGCTCTTTCGGATCTACCAACTTAAATGCCAGTTTATCGGATACCAACAAATACACTTTTACTTTATATTTGCCATCAGCTTGTCGGTATTCTTCTTGCACTTCTTCATCCACGCAATTTAGCACACTTGAACAAAATTCAATGTGATACATTAACGCACCTTTATTTACTGTAAAAAGTTCTTCCATAATTCCCCCCCTAGAATCGTTTTGTTTTGTCATAATGTTTAATTTCTGACTTTATCACGTACACCGTGCAACCGTATTTGTTGCTATCAAACGCTGCTACGTTGTCAATAATCTTTTGAAATACCTCGCCATCAACTGCACTTTTAATAAGCACATAATGCGTTGGGGATCCGTCTAATCCAAAACCACAAACTATATCAATTAGCGGATGAATGTTTTGCGTGGTTGCGTCTAGTTCATATCCAACTGCTTGCGATACACGTTGTTCCAATTCGTGCATAATTTCATACTTATCCATTATTTACCTCTCTTATTAAGTTTAGTTAAAATAAACACACAAAAAACGCCTTGAGTATTTAAGCCCAAAGCGTCTTTAATTATTCAACTTTAAATATATCTTTGAACACGTTATCGCCATCGTTAAAGATTAGCATTATTTCAAATTCTAGCTTGTTCCCTGCCTTGTTTTGTTTTTCCCACTCTTTGCAAAAAGCGTCTAACATTCTACGATAAATAGGATCGCCATCAGGTGTTAAAGTTTTTTCTGGCAACTCAAGATCTCTTTCAATACGCCCAAATCTCCCACCGACTAATCCGAAAATGCTGAATAGCATTTTTACCGCTCTTATTTTGTTGGCTAACGCAACACGGCTACGATATTTGATCTCTTTTTCGATCTGCAAAGGGAATAAAATATCATCCAAATTAACCGCTATTTTGTAAACCTTCTCATTAACTATGCTCATCAACTTTCCCCCAATTAATCCAGTTCGCACTGCCCTTTATCGTTTAAAAATTCATCTTCAAAACAGATCCCGACCTCAGCTCGTCTATACCGCAACCATTTCCATTTTTGATCGGCATTTAACTCTAAAGACTGCTCAAAATCATCCGCATTTTTAAAATCCACCGCATACGGATTAAATCCGCCCACGCTGTCAATGGCATCAACTTGTAGCAATCTTTCGGGCAAGTTATAGATTATCTCTTGTTCCACGTTCCAACGCTCGGCCAGGTCGTCTACGCTCCAGCTATAGGATGCCAAAGCTGGCAATGCAACCATTGCCAACAACACAGAATAAAATCCAGCTATCATATCGCCCACCTAGTAAGATCCGTAATAATCCCACACCTGCGAATCAATAGACCGCAAGCTGTAATCGCCTTCAACTGGTAAATTCTCATCCGCCCATTTCTGCAATTCTTTAGCGATTTTATTTATATCTTTTTTTGTCAATTCACGATCCCACATCTCGTTAGATAAGCTATCAACCTGTGCAAGCAGGAACCCACCGTAGATATAAACAAGCATATTCGCGATCTTGCACGGCTCGATCTCAATTTTACTTTCCCCAAAATTATCTACCTCATATTGTCGCACCAGTCGGATCGCACTCCACACGCCCACGGTATTAACCGCACTTTCTGCTTTATTTGTGTAGATAAAAGCTGGATCCTCATTAAATAAATAATCGTGCAAATCGCAACCGTATTCACCAACGGCATCAGGTAGGCGATCTTGCAAAAGCTCTGTCGCTCTTTGAAAGATTAAATCTTCTTTATTATCTTTGAATTTGCCGAAATTAAGTCTTTTCATTTTGTATCCCTCTTTTTAATAGTCTATTTCCACGTTAATAATAGTTTTGTTTTCAGTTGTAAAGGCTAGGTTATCCCTAGCGTGTCGAATCCAGCAAGAGAAAGTACCCATCACTATATGCACGTTGCCCCATCTTTCCTGCAAAGCGTCTTTCATTGCTCGCTTGAATAATTCTTCCGATCCAAACGATACACCATCTAGATCTAGCAGTCGGATCTCGTCTTGTTCAGTCAAGTGTTCATCCTCAACCGCTACTATATATTTTACCTTCATCTTTTACCCCCCCCTATTTTTCGGCTAAATCTTAAAAATCCGCTGCACGGCAAATAGCCACCCTTCAAGTTGTTAAAACATCTATTCTCAATGCCTTTCACTCCTCGCACTTTAATTGCCTCAACCAATCGACTTTTTAGCCTTACATATCTATTATGACGGCTGGGGAAAATTTCTACAGTAAAAAGATCAGTTACCTGTGCCACTTCTTTGCTCCAGTCGAAAATATCTCGCACTTTTCTAAATAGGCGTTCATTTTCAACAATCGCATAGTAAAAATCAGAATACGTACCGAATCTATTGATTTTAATTTTTCTCCCTTCCGCTAACTTCTCATCTAGTTTAACTAGGGCGTAAAAACCCCGCCCGCTATAGCGTGGTATCTTTGCGGATCGATCACCTACCACTCTTATGACGTGTAAATATTTACTCATAACTTACCACCGATTTTATAGTTTATCTTCCACGCTAAATGCACGCATTTTTACGCACACGCCATAGCGATTATCAAAAAATTCATTACTCAAGCACTGATCATCACTATCGGCAAAACGTGCCTGATTTCCTGTCGTTTTCTGATAGTCATTGAGCCACTCACGATCCATCGCATCAACTCCTGCGATAACTAAACCCACCACAATGGATAGGCACACTAAAAAGCCTTTCATTATTTACGCTCCCTTCACCGTGATATAAAGTAATGCGATTAGTTTTCTCATTGTTCCGCCCCTGTTTGTTCGGTTTAATTATTCAACTTTAATATAATGATCTACATAATATGGTGCGTTTCTCAAAGTGCTTAAAATAAAGCCTATCGCACTCGGGCGAAAGTTCTGGTATTTCTTGATCTGCTCGATCCCTTTCTCGATCTTGTTATCCATAGATAATCGGTTATCCACCCAGAAAATGCCATCCGTTCCCAACTGTCGGCAAGGTTTACCATTTAGATCGGTAGTGATTGCTATTATATAAATTCTATCCATTGTTATACTCCTGTTTGATTGTTACGTTAAATAGACACACATAAACCGCCTATTGCTAATTAAGCGGTTTAAATTTGCCTATTCGTACACAGATTTTAAGTATTCTTGATGCTCATCACCGTCGGCCTCCTCGATACTTTCGGCTAATACGCCTAGATCAAAATCGTCTATTTCTTCTCCCGTGTATTCTTCCCACATCGCGATCAATTCTGCACGGTTATAACTATCGTTTAGCCAATCGTCGAAAGGTTGTAGGTCGTCTTCCCATTCTTCATAGCTTGAGTGGTTTTCTTCCTCTAGCCACTCTGCCAATACTTCTAGATCGATTGGGCTGCTTTTCACGCTCCAGCAACTTCCAAAATTGCCGTAACCGTTAAGATAGACATCATCACCCCAATTCTTAATATCGCCAAAGGCTACCATTCTTGCGACATCTACCGCTTTTGGATCGCAAAGTTCACAATACTCCTCAACACCATCATAAATGTAATCATCCATATTTTGATCGCTTGCGTACTCGTTCCAGAGTGTTTTAAGTTCTGAATAATCTTTAGCGTCTAAAAATTTTACAAATGCTTTTTTTTTCATTTTGTTTCCCTCTTTTGTTGGTTTTGTGATTAAAAATAAATTTTATAAAAAGCCGTTTAATATTGACTACCTCATAACTAGCCAACATCGCACGACTTTTGAAAAATTAACTTTCTTTCATTTGTCGCTTTTCTTCCAAATCGTTAAAGAGCAATATCAAGTTTTGATGTTAGGCATTATAGGCTTTTTTGTTTCACCTGTCAATAGGTTAAATTAAAAATATTCAAAATTTTTGCTTGCGATTTTTTATTATCGCTTACTCCATTTTACCTAAACGCCATTGCCGTCTTGATGGGTTTATTATCGACTTTTTTAGGTATCCTGTCAATAGGTTAATATAAAAATATCAATAAATTCCGCTCATTCGGTTAAAAAATGAACAACGATAGGTTATTTCAAAAAAGACACCAAAATAGGCAGGCTTTTGTCGTTCTACTGGTTTTTTAGTTTACCCTATTTATCTTTATTTTTCAATGAGTTACAGGCATTAAAATATTTCTGAAATAACCTGATCCCACGTTTCCCATTTTTTCGACCCGATCAAAACAGGGGGGCAAAAAATCCTAGCTTATTTTAAAAATGTTGAGGTCTCGGAATCAGGTTCGGGTCTTGCGAAAATACACCACCATTTTTAAAATAACCTAAAGTAAAAAAATGGGTTGCGGTTCATTTTTTTTCACGGGAATTTTGGGATCAGGTTAATTTAGAAATGATAACTTGCCTACGATCCTAAAATGCCTATATATATACTATAACTATAACTATATAATATATAAGGGTTTTTAGTCATTTATTCATTTCTCGCAAAAGGTTATTTCAAAAAATTTTTGTAATATCCTTGTCCTTTTCGTGTTCCCATTTTGTCGCCCATTTTAAAATATCCTAGAGTAAAACAGGGGGGTAAATAGGTATAGGATATTTTAAAATGTAGATTTTCTAGCTTTTTATTATTAGCCAAGCGTACAAAAAATTTTGCGGATCTGAATAAAATTTTGGTTTTTAGCTAGATTGGGATCAGAGGCGAAAAACAAAAAGGCACAGGATATTTTAGAAATATAGGTTATTTTCGACGTATCTGGGTCGTCGGAGTATTATATTTCAGGGATAACCTAGCGATAAAAACGCCTAAAATCTGGCGGTGAAAATGAAGTGAATTTAGATTGTGTTTTAGAGTTTTGCTCTATTTTGCGAACGTGGTTTATATTTTTAAAATAAGCTATCTAATGCGTTCGGGTATCGGGCGGAACATTGTGGCAATGCAAGGCATACCACGCACCCGACAAGGGCGAAAATAGCTAGAGTTGTGCAGTCGGTTCAGTTGTGCAGTCGGTTCAGTTGTGCAGTCGGTTCAGTTGTGCAGTCGGTTCAGTTGTGCAGT